TGTTCGCCTTCAACAAGAGACTGGACTGCGAATACATCAACCCAGCCCCAGAACTGCCAACCGCTGCCGTCTGGGAACGTAATAGTTATCAGCTGATTCACGTTGATCATGCTATTGATGGTTGTCAATACTGCTGGATCGTACGCGGCTGTGAAAGAACCGGACGTGAGCGTCTTCAGCTGTTTCGCATTACGCGTCCGCCAAACTGTATTGTGCATGGTTGTGGTATCAACAGCGCCGCCGCCTTCAACACCTGGAGGGGTCACTTCCTTCTCCCAGAATGCTACACTGGGGAAGTCGGCGAACGTAATTTTTGTTGAATGTCCATCATCCAATCTGCTCATTTTGAAATCTCCTTCTTATGAGATGTTAATTGGTTCGTTTATGCGTTGTCGTAAGCGATGCCGACCTTCATTTCGCGACTGGCAAGTTCGTCCTTGTGGGAAGCGTAGATCGTGTCGATAGTGTCGCCTACAATTGGGTTGGTGGACCCGTCTTCGTCTTCCCAGGTGATTACACGCCCTTCGCCTACTGTTCGTGCATAATGTTCCGTGGCACCGCCCACGAATGCAAACTGTCCACGTTTGGCGGAGCCGAGGACGATAGCTTTGGCACTATCTCCTGCAATGTCCACATCCATACGAACACAAACGGAGACACTGATAGCGTCATCCTGGCTGGGCAGATCATCGCCTGCTCCACCATCGATGGTGACGAGGGCTGAGGAAACGTTCGTGACAGCCATACCGTAACGAGATTTCTCCACGCCAGCTTCTGTCCAATAAGCGTCCACGCGGTCCGCATTCTCGATGGTGTGGGATGCATTGGTAATGGTCACAACACCGGTGTCAGCGTCCGTCCGCGTTGTAAGAGTGCCCGGCTCTGCGACGGGAACGCTCACCTTGTGTAGAATAGTTCCACCCGTGGTTTTGACGACGCTTTGGGCGAATGTCTCACCCGCCAGCGTATGCGATTTAGTTAGTCTGGTAGATACCGACATATCCGTCTCCTAGTTTATGGTTACTATCACGTTGACAGTGAAATTTTTCATTTGGTCCTCTTGTGTTCCCAGGTCCATAACAGTGGTGATCCTTGTGATATTTTCCACTCGATACGACAGTCCTTCTACCGTTATCGTTCTCCTGGTTACAGTCGCGAAGAACTTCACAGCTTCAACGATCTTTGCTCTAGCTGTGGCGGGCTCGCGGTGACGAACTCTCAACTGAATTCCAGGATGCTCAATTACTGTACCGGTCGACAATCTTCCGTCTAATGTTCCTGCCGTATCCGTAACACTACCAGCGGGAACTTTCGTTGCTTTCTTGCCCGATGGCATATGTCCAATATACAATGGATACGCGGAATTAAAAATTGCTTCCTCAATTAGGAGCTCATATAGTATTTCTGCTGGCATATGTTTTGTTATCATATCAACATTTCCTTTGCTATGATTCGGCGTATACGCCGACGATATTGCCTTTGTGGTTGCTCCAAGAATTTGGCTTGTTGGTTTTCACCGCGGCTAGTCATTTTATTTTTGGGATCTGCAATTTCTGCCGCATACTTGGCATTAAATTCTGCTCCATGGGCTTTGTCCAAGTCCTCGTGAACATAAACGGCATAGGCTGTAGTATAGCCAACAAAGACCACCGTGCTGAGTCCGCTTCCCTGCTTTCGGACGAAAGAGGAAGCTCGGAGAACACCAGTGTCAACAGGAACGAGGAGCAGGGACTTACGTTGCAGAAAAACTCCTGCTTTTTTAACCCCGCGCTCGGCGCGTCGTTGGATGCTTTTTGTAGCCTTGTCCAACTCAGATAGGACGCCCCGAACTCCTGTGACTTTGGTGGTTATCCTCATCTATCGGGATCTCCCAGGTATGCGATGCGTAAGAAGTGTCTTGCTTTGAAGTCTGGATTCTTCGTGAACGCAGATATCTGCCAAGCCATTTCATTATTCAGGGGTTCATCTGCATCGACGATATCTGTCAAAATGCCAAACATAAGAACGCCGCCCAGCTTGACATCGCTTTCCACCATGACTTCCGCCTTGGGGACAAACTTGGAACCGTCCGGAGAGGTCACCTCCTCGGTGTCTTCGTCCCAACGTGCCTTCAGCTCTACTGGAGTGCCCAAAGCTAAGCGTCCGTACCTGTCAGGCTCTCCTGGCGGCCAATACACGACCTTCTGCTTGAGTACTTTGGTGATAACACTCATTATTTGCCTCCAAGTGCATTGAGCAACTTGCTAAGAGGTCCTATTCCTACCATGGCGCAGGCGAACACAATAAGCATACCAGTCAGGAAAAGAACGACAATAGACTGGCCGATCTTCTCGCATGACTTCTTATATGTGAGTGCTAATTTGCCTAATGTGAACGCCGCGTCGGGGTTCGCTTCTGCACCCTGCGCAAGGTAGTGTAGAAACTTTCGTTCTGGAACTTCCAGATGGCAATGCTCCTCCCCGTGTCCTGCTTTTATTTTCTTGAGCAGGGATTCAGTAACGTCCTCGATGAAATCCTCTTTCTCTTTCCTTTCCTTGGAAGTCATTAGGCTTCCACCTCAGATGCTTCTGTACCGAGCCATGAAAGAGATGCCGTTTTTCTTGTGCCTTTGACGACGGTGGAGTTCCAGCTGGACAAACCGCCGGAGGAGTCCAGGGACAACGCCATTTGCCCATAATGCGAGACGTTCAGTCCGAGGTCCACTTTTGACTGGTATGAGGCGCCTACGCCTTTCGCTACATCTTTGGTGGCCCGCGGGTCTGTTATGCAAATGAAGTGGGCACTTAACCAACGCTCGACAAGCTCTGCTGTCGTTGCTGTCAGTGTGCTACAGTGTTCAGTGACCATCGCACTGGCAGCCTCTATGAACGGTTTAGTGTCCAAGTCAGCGTCTATCTCTATGATCTTGCGTACTGCGGTATCTGTTGTTCTCGCCATTTCCTTTCTCCTATAGCAAAATCCTGTCTGCTATTTGCCGGCTTTGTCGCTGAAATTGAACGCGGCGAAGTTGAGAATTTTTTTCAGGACGCCAACGATCTTGTCATCCTTCTTCGTTTCGGTAAAGTTTGCAAGGAAGCTCGCGACTGGGACGACAACGCCTGCAATGGCCATAATTTCGATAGGTGTCATTTTCTGCTCCTATTGTTCAAATGCTTCTTCCCAGGTAGCTTTAGGAAATAAATCCATTGCGCTATTGGGATTGAGGTTGGTGATTTCAACTTGAGGCCAATTCTTATAGAGTTGGGAAAGAGACTGTTTCATGCACCCTAGGTATCGTTCGTAGTGTCCTGGCGTCACATCGTCTATATCGTTGCGGTGCCAATTGGACCTTCCGTCCGTAAGTTGCATGTCGAAGCCTATGAGGAAGATCCTAGCCGCTCCAAGAAGGAGAGCGAGGTTGATCGCGGCGGAGCCGGTATTACCGTTCCAGCCTATGGCGTATTTGTGGAAGCCTTCTGCCTGTCGTGGAGCCCATGTTATTCCAGGCTCATTGCGAAGTTTCTCATTATTTGTGATGATGGGGTTTTGGAAGCCGCGGAGTGCTGGCTTGTCTTTGTGGAAGTTCCACCAGTCCACATCTCCAAATATGAGAACGTCTACAATATCGGTGCCAAACAGATAGGCATTATTACATCCTATAACGATCTGCTCCTTGAGTCTATGTAGACTAAAACGCTTCACACTGGGACCACTGCCCAGGATGAAAACGTCTTTGCCCTTGTAGATTTCTTGGAGCGGCCAGATCATAGCGTCTACTCTTCACACTGGGAGTTGATGAAGTCCAGGACCTTCGTCTTGGTCAGTCCTTTGTCGTTCAGAGGCTCTTCCATGTCATCCGCATCGTAGACATAATAACGGCTACCGCGACGATATACATGCAAGCCTGTATCCTCAGAGCTGAAGTCAAAGTCTCCATCCTCTAATTCTCCCTTGTCGTCGGCATTGTCTTCCGCTTCAGAGCCCTTGGGCGGTACTGGCTTGCTTTTGCCCTTTTTGGATGTGACAGGCTTGTTCTCTTCTTTGCCTACGAATTCGAGCTTCTCAGGGAAAACCTTGTCTGGACGTCCGGGAGTGTAAAAGGTTTCGCTTGCGGCAAATGTGGTGCCTGCTTCGTTGTGGTTACCTACTCCAAGTTTTACTCTAATCTTGTTCATCTTTCTTTTCCTTTTCCTTATCCATTAAAAGCGAAAGCGGGCAGAGGTGTTAACCCGTGCCCGCTTCGGGTTCACATAACTCCAGGCTTCATTCTATGAAGTGGAACCGTGAACGATACCCGTATTACCGGACTGGTCAGCCCTCAGCTGTGGTGTCAAGATGGCCATGACCTTGAAGTTCAGCTTCATGCCGCCTTCCGTTGCCCATTGCACAGTCGTGATGTCCATACCAACAACTTCGCGAACGACGTTGGAGGTGAACTGAACGACTAGAATGGAGAACCCGGTGAGGTAATCCAGCTGACTTACGCCACGAATGTTGTCGATACGACGAAGACGCTCGGCCAACATGTCGTCGGACTGGAGCTTGTATTCGTCGTTCATGTACGGCATCCACGAGGGGCCGTAATAGACCTGATACGGTCCATAGTGGAACGCGTCCTGGGACTGTTTGATCATCTCCAAGACTTCCGTAACGGTA